GAAATCACAAGCTGTAGCTATGCAAAATGTTCCAACAATTATGAGTGGTCTACAAGCACCAGCTCAAACACTACAAGGAATTGGTGGCTTACAACAACAAAGAGCACAAATGCCTATAGATGAAGCTATGAATAGGTTTAACTTTAACCAAAATGCAAACTTAGCTAATCTACAAAATTACGCTAATATAATAGGAAGTCCTATAGCTGGAACGCAAACAGTTACTCAACCAGGAGCACAAAGTAATCCTTTAATGGGGTTATTAGGAGCTGGTGCAGCAGTAGCAGCAGGACAACCCCAGTTAATTGGAGCAGGTTGGGGATTAGGAAACCAAATGTAATGATAAATATTAAATTAATGGGAGATATAAATGTTTGATTTTTTAAGTGGAATGGGTGGAACTTTAACTTCTATACTTCCAGTTTTTAGTGGCCTTACAAAAGGAGTAGGTAGTTTATTAGGTAGTTTTTTTGGAGAAGATAAACCTGAAACCCCTGCAACTATGCCTAACATACAACAACCAGGTGGTAATTATCTTTTAGATAACATGACTCCTGAAGTTGCTGGAGTATTCCAAGGAATGGGTGTTGATGTTGACCCTTCTAGCATAGGATCTGCTTTACAACAAGGACAAGGACAACAAGAAGGTTTATTAAGTCAGAGAAGTGTTAATATTCAAGCACCACAAGCTCCTGTGTTTAATGCACCTCCAATGCCTGTATATGCTGAAAGGTCACAAATACAACCAGTAGATTTACAACAATACTATAGAAACTTAATGTCTAGTAGACAGGGGATATTATAATGGCAACAGATTTTAAAAGTCCACTCGGTGGAATACTAGATTATCTAGTACCAGATTATATAGAAAAACAAGCTATTTCAGGATTTGCACAACCTTTAACTCCAGAACAAATTGCTAAAGGACAAAAAGCACCTGATTATGGTAGCTTTACACCAGATATTGACCCTAATAATCCAACAGGATTAAGCAATATACAAACTCTTTTGGGAACAGCTTATATGCCACAAGCAATGACTTATTCAGGAGGTAAAGGCCCAAGCAATAAACAAATGATTAATGCAGCTATACTAAGAGCAGGTTTAGAATTAGGTAAAGGTAGACTTCCAGGTGAAAACTTTGGAGTAGCACTTAACAGAGGTATGGAAGCCTTTGGAGCACCAGCTAAAACATTAGCAGAAGCTCAAGCAGCAGCAGCAAAAGCGAGAGGTAGTAGTGGTACGCAATTAGGTTTATCAAAACCTGAATTATCAGGAATTTCTTCAACTATAGAAGGACTTGCAGTTTCTAACACAGATATAGGTGAAAAACTTAAAAAATACCAAAAAAATCTTAATGATTGGTATGGCCCAGAGAAAAACACTTTGTTATCTATTGCCACAGAAGTAGGGCAATTACAAAATATTTATAAAGATGCTCCAATTACAGATTTAATAGATACAGCTTTAGATAATTTATTAGGAAATAAATCATCTGCACCTAGTAGTAATTCAAATAATGATTCTGATGAAGATATAACTGAGGATTAAATTAAATGGCAGACATACTTACTTTAGAAAGAATACAAAATTCTCCCAATCTACAAACATTAGCAGCCTTGCCTGGTGATGAAATAAAAAATAAAAAACTTGTTAGGAGGTTTTCATCAAAAAAAGATCGAATAGATTTAGGGGATAAATTAACCCAAGAAAGAATTAATGATTCTCCAAATTTACAAAATTTAGGAGCAAAAGAAGGTGATAGAGTTGTTGATGGAAAATTAAAACGATTAGAGCAAGATAGTGCTTTTAAACAGTTTATGTATAGTTTTGATAAACCTTCAAGTGCTAGTGATGCTGATTATATGGCAGATTATATAGAACAAAAAGTTCCTTTAGGTATGTCAAGAAGGGATTATTTACTTTCTTTATTAAACCCTAGTACCTTAATAAATACTTTAGGTTCAAAATTAGAAATAAAAGGTAATCTTAGTGATGGAATTTCTGGAATAAATGTTAAAAATCCTGATGCAATTTGGGGCAAAGGGTTTATGGCAGGAGATGTAAACACTAAAAGAAAGATGATGGTTGCTAAATACGAAAGAGATTTAATAGAAGAGTATGGTTATGGTTTTACCGAAGGAGATAGTTTAGCAAATACTTTAGGTTCTTTTGCTTCAATGTTATCTTCTCCAACTTCTGTTTTACCTATTGGTAGTAGTGCAATAAAAATGACATTAGGTTCAGGTGCTTTAAGTGGCTCATATAGCGTTATAGAAGATTTAGCAAGAGAAGGAGAGATTGATCCTGTTAAAGCTGCTCTTTATACTGGAACTGGAGCAATAGCAGGTTTTGGTTTAAATAAAGCAGGTGTTGGAATACAAAAATTTTCAGCAAAAAGAAAAGATGCAAAAAGTAAAAAACAAGAAATAGAAGATAATGCTTTAATAGACCAAGCAGAATTATCTTTAGCAAGAGATATAGAAATAACAAGATTTAGCCCATTTAAAGCTATAGAAAGAGTTTCTCAAAAATTTGGAGATGATATTCTAGGCCCAGCTATAGCAAGAACTGGAAGAAAATTAAAAATGCCTATTAGTAAATCTCATGCAAAACAAATTATACGAGATACAGTTCAAAATGATGAGGTAGTAGCTAGAAGTAAATTTAAACTTTTAGATGACCTTTTTGGTTCTTTAATGACAAGAATAAGAAATTCCTCTGAAGCTGTTGGTGGTAAATTAAGAAACTATGAATGGCGACTTGGTATAGAAACAGGCAAAGGAATGGAAAGAGCAAAACCTTTTATAGAAAATTTAATTGAATTAAATAAAACTAATCCAAAGTTAAAAGCTAAAATTACAAGAGAACTGGGAGAGGGTAATTTTAATGAAGTAGAAAAATTATTACCTGATGAAATAAAAGTAAACTTTAATAATACAAAAAAACTTTTACAAGAATTGGGAGAAAAATCTCAAAAAGCAGGAGTTAAATTAGATTTAATGGAAAATTATTTTCCTAGATTTGTTAAAAATTATGATGGTCTTGTAGCAAGTTTTGGTAATAAGGCACAAAGTAAATTTGATAGAATGTTAGAAGAATATGCTGAAAGCATTGGTAAAAAATCATCATCAGAATTAACACCACAAGAAAAAAATATTGTTGCTAATAGATTTGCAAGAGGAATAAGGAAAGGAACTGATACAAAACCAAGATACGCAAAACAAAGAAATGTAACCTTAGAAAGTTTAAATGATGAAGCTATTGCTAAATTTTATGAATCTCCTGAAGATTCTTTAGCTTTATATATAAGAAACTCTGTTAATAATATAGAAAAATATAATTTTTTTGGAAGAAATGCTGCTAGAAACTCAAAAGGATATTTCAATGATAAGTCTATTGATGAATCTATTGGTAAGGTAATACAAGAAGAAAAAACAGCAGGAAGATTAGATCCTATAAAAGAAGATGAATTAGCTGATTTATTACAAGCTAGGTTTGTTGGTGGCGAACAACAAATGCAAAAAAATATTGGTCAATTAAGAGATTTAGGATATATGGGAACTATATCTAATCCTTATTCTGCTATTACCCAGTTTGGTGATCTTGGTAACTCAGGAGCTTTACATGGTTTTAGAAATACTATTGCGGCTATGCTTGGCACTAAAAACATAAAACTTGTTGATGCAGGTATAAACGATATATCACAAGAATTTGCAGAAGGAAATATAAGAAATACTGCAAAAGCTTTAAATTTTTTATTTGATAAATCAGGATTTAGAGCAGTTGATAGATTAGGTAAAGAAACTGTAATGAACGCATCTTTTAGAAAAGCTATTAATCAAGTTAAAAGTATTAGTGGAGAAAAAAAATTTAGAAAAGAATGGCAAGACCTTTATAGTTTTGATCCTGATTTATTAAATAATTTAGTTAAAGATTTAAAAGCATTTAAAAAAACAGGTAAAATAACAGATGATATTAAATTTCATGCTTTTAACGAATTAGCAGATGTTCAACCAATTAATTTATCAGAAATGCCAGTAGGATATCTTAATAACCCTAATGGTAGATTATTTTATTCTTTAAAAACTTTTACTTTAAAACAAATTGATGTTGCAAGAAGAAAAGTTTATAACGAAGCAAAAAAAGGAAATTATAAAGAAGCTGCTAAAAACGCAGCAACATTATCAGCATATCTTTCTACATTAAATTTAGGTACAAAAACAGTAAAAGATTTATTAGTAGGTAGAGATGTTGATGCAGATACTTTAGGAAAAGATGCTGTATTTTCTTTATTAGGAGTTTATGGTGTAAATGAATATAGTGTAGATAAATTTGCACAAGATAAAAATGTTTTAACTTTTATTGGCAGACTTGCTGCTCCAGCAGTAGACCTTGCTACTATGCCAATTCCTCTTGCTGTAGATATTTATAAAGATCAATTTGGAGATGATTTGTTTTATGAAGCAGATTTTGGAAAATATATAAGACCTATTCCTGGTGTTGGCCCATTATTTTATAACTGGTTTGGTGGTGGTGCAGAAAAATATAACGAAAGAAAATTTGACGAGAAATTTAACTTATGATACCAATGGAACTTATATCAATGCTTGGCTCTACCTTACTTGGTGGTGCTATGAGTATACTATCCCAACGAGGACAAGCAGAAGCAGAGAAACAGAAGATGTTAATGCAACGAGCAGGATTTGCAGCTAAACAGACTGATAAGGCTCGTGATGTTAAAGACCCACATACTATGCACACTAGAAGATGGATTGCATTAATGTGTGTATTTTCTATTATAGTCGTACCTATAGTTGCCCCAATTATTACTGATGTAAATGTAGTTTACCAGATCATAACTGAACAAGACTCAGGTTGGTGGATATTTGGATCAAGCTATGAAACTTCAACATGGAGAGAAGGAAACGCAATCTTTATAACTAACCTACAATCACACACAATATTTTCAATTATAGGGCTATATTTTGGTGGTTCTTTAACTAGGAAGTAAAATGGTAGCTAAAAAGTATCAGAGTAAAACTGGTGGATTAAACGAAGCTGGTAGAAAGTTTTTTAAAAGAACTACAGGTGCTAATCTTAAAAGACCTGTAACAGGTAAAGCACCTAAAGGGTCTAAAGCAGCAGCAAGAAGAAAGAGTTTTTGTGCAAGAATGGGTGGCGTTAAAGGCCCAATGAAAGATTCTAAAGGCAGACCGACAAGAAAAGCACTGGCACTTAGGAAATGGAAATGTCGAAAGTCTTAAAAGGACTGGGTATTCTTGGATTGTTAATCTTGGCTTTATGCTTAGAAAATGCTATTGCAGATGTTACATCTAGTGGTAGTACAACCAATACTCAATCTAATAACGCAGGTTCTAACACTGCTATTACAGGTGGTTACGAATCAGCAACTACATACCAGTCAGGTTCTAGTTCTAACAGTACAACGAATAATGAAACTAATAACAGCACAAACACTAAAACTGCTGTAAACCCCTCTAATGCACCTGCTATGAGTGTTTATGGTCAAGATAGTTGTGTTATACCATTAGCAGCAGGAATTACTGTAATCGGTTTCTCAGGCACATTTGGGAGCTATTATGTAGACCCTAACTGTGAACGAAGAAAGTCAGTAGCAGTATTATCTAAACTAGGCATGAAAGTCGCAGCAATATCATTGATGTGCCAAGATGAGAATGTATGGGAAGCTATGATGATGGCAGGTACACCTTGTCCAGTTGATGGATTAATTGGCGAGAAAGCTAAAGCAAGATGGATTGAAAAAAGAAAAGGAGAACTGAGGACTACTGGGGATAATAAAACCAGTATGACTTGGAATGATTAGAGCAATGCTATTTAGTTTAATATTATCAAGCTGTGCTACCACACACTCAGTTACATTGGGTGAGATGAAAGTCTACGGATCTAATGAAATATGGATTTACGAGCCTGTAAGAGAATGAGATATTTAATACCCCTACTATTTCCTATAACTTTGTTTGCAGAAACTACTGGTAATTTATTACCTCAACAATTTTTTAATAACAATCAAGGACATGGTGGCTGGAATTGTAATGATCCATCACACAATCATGGCAACAGTATAGTTGCTGGTGTTCATGGAGATTTTATAGAGAACACAGTTACGCTAGGAGATACACTCAATCAATCAGAAATGAATGGTGGTTGGACATCTACCTTTGGGGCTGATATGTGGGGCTGGAATCAATACGACCAAGAAATTAAAATGACTCAGACTATAACTGGTGCAGATGGTACAGTTACTACACAAATAAGAGATGTAGCTATACCTGGTTGTAGTGGATATAATTGTGGTAGTTACTCAACTTATACAGATAGTTATACACAGGGCATAAACAGTCAGAATGACTATACAATTAAGGCTAGATTTGACTTTGCTGAGTCATCTCAGTCTACCTCTCATAGAGCAATAGACCTAAAGAATCCAACATTAACGATAGAATACAGCTTATTGAATACCTCTCAGATAACTGAGTTGAAAACAATGAGTGAAACAGTGTATAATACAGTAGAAGATATTGACTTTTATGAGTATGTACCTGTAGAAGAATTTAACTTTGAAATAACAGAACAACCTATAATGGAAATGTCCATTATGGAAGAATTTTACTTTGAGCCACAGGCTATTGAGGAGTTAAATGCTGGAGTTGTTGATGTATTTCAGGAGATAGGATATGACAATCAAACGACCCTCGAAGAAATCTCAACAGAAGTCCAAGTTGAAGAAATCTACATTGAAGCTCCCACCGAAAGTTTCAACGACACGCCAACAGGCTCAATCATTCAAGAATTCTTTGCCGAAGAAATCTATGAAGAACGGCAGACCGACTTCCAAACCACAGACACTAGCAGAATCGTTGAGCCAGAGCCTGTACGAGAAGAAGTTAGCACAAGAGCAGATGGAGAAGTTACAACAGAAGAAGTTAGCCGAACAGGAGATGGAGAAACACCAAGAGCAACAGAAGAAAGAGTTGTTGCAGAGCCTAGAGAAGAAAGCACAGTTGCAGAAACCACACCTGAAGTTGTGGAAGAAACTGAAAGTATTGCTCCTGAATCTGAAACAGAAGATACTATTGTTGCTGAAGAAATAGATGAGCCTGTCGGAGAAAGAGAAGCAGATGGAGGTGAATCAGGAGATGAACGAACTGAAACTGTTGCTACAGGAGAAGAACCCATCGAAAGCCGAGGTGAATCGGTGGAAGAAAGCAGGACTGAAGGAACTACTAGAGTCAGTAATCAAACTATTACAGTAGAATCTATAGAAAAAAAGGTTAATGAAACCCTTAAACGAGTAGACCAAAGACTGGTCGCCACTTCCCTTATAGTGGCTAAGGCTATGGAAAGCCAACTCTCTATGGACAATTACGGCAATACAAACAATAATATATTTATAAATCAGTTAAATATTGATGGAGGAGATTATTATGACCAAAGAGAATACATTGATGCTAGAGATATATATGCTCAGAGCCAAGTTACATATAATGACCCTGTGGCAAAGAGTCAAAAGATTCTTCAGGAATCTATAGACAATCGCATAAGGGCAGAAGAACATTTAAAACGAATAAGAGGATATTGATATGGGAGTAAAGGAATGGCTTGGAATAGGCTCACTCATAATTACATTACTGGGATTTGCAATCTTTCAAGGAAAGCTAATCGAAAGAATTAATGTATTAGAATCTCAACAATCAGTAGACATTAAACCCTTGACAGCAGACATAGCCATTAACAAAGCTGAGATAGCAGTATTAAACGCTAAAGTTAATGAAATGAAAGCCAGGTCAGACAACCCTTTAGGGCAATAACTAGTCAATCACAGTCGTAAGATTTTTAATAAACCCCATTCAATCTAATCAAGAGAACATTATGCCAAAGAAAATAGATAAAGAAAAAGAACAAGATTTTATAGAATATTTTGTTGAGGGAGATTCAGCAGGAAATGCTACTCAGTCTGCTATCAAAGCAGGTTGGTCTAAAGATAAATCCCCAAGACAAATGGGAGCTTACCTTAAAAAGAAATATACTACCGAGATCAGAGAGAAGAATGAGGAAAGAATAACCTCAACCTCTGGTATGGCTATATCGGTATTACAGGATTTATTAAAAAGTGAACAAGATGCTGTTAGATTAAACACGGCAAAACTTATCCTGGAGCTAGGATCATTCTCTAGCCAGACTATAAACTTAAATGTAGATAGCACTCATAACAAGTCAGATGAAGAATTGGTTTCTGAGTTAAATGTATTAATGAAGACTATCCCAAGCCTAAAGCCTAAGC